TTAAAGAATTCCATTCTTCTTCTGCAATCACACCTTTCAGAATAAGTTGTGTTCTTATTAAATCATGAAAGAGTGCTACAAATCTTTTTCTAATTTTTTGTACAAATTTTGTAAACTTTAATTCATCTCTTGTAATATTGTCTGAACGTCCTATAGAAAACGTAGCTTCAGATTCTAGTCTAGAAATTGGTACATTCAGAGAACGGTACAATTTTTTCTTGAAGTATTCAATGTCATCTATTTCACCAAGATTTGAACCGCCTGGCAATGTAGTAATCTCTGTACCTCTACCACCTTCTCTTCTTGGTAGCCAGAAATCTTCTAACATTGACATTTGATTTCTATCATCACGAATTTCACCAGTTTTTGCATCGTAAACAAGTTTATTACGATACCGATTCATTACATCTTTAAGGTACTGCTCTGCTTTTGCTTTAGGCAAGTTACCTACATCAATATAAAAAATTCTTCGTTCTGGTGCTCTAGAAATTCTGTAAATAACTAGTGCATCCTCAATCATTCTTAATTGATTGACAGGTTTGATAGCTTTGTGGAGATGGGAAAGCACAACATTTTTCTGGGCATCTATTAGACCAGATGGACAATACGCAACAGAATCTTTAGTAAGCCTCAAACCATTTGCTGTACCAGTTGCATACTCAATGCCCTTTTCATTGTAAATATAATATTCATCTATATTTACAACAACTTCGGCACCGTTTTTGTCCTTCCCCTTTTTTATTTCTCTAATTTTTTTAATTTTTCTTGGATCTATGTATCTTAATTCTTGTATTCCATTTTTTGGATTTGAAGAATCTATAATTTTATGAAAGTAAACTCTTCCATCAACATACCACCTACGAAAAATATCATGACCTTTAGTATTAAAGTCTAATAATGCAAGAACACTATTAAATTCTTCCTTTATTTTCTTTTTAATTTTTTCAGAATACTCCAATCTATCTAATGAGACAGATACCGCTTGATCTCTCTCATCAGATACGATTGCTTCATTCACAACATCTTCAATTGCCGAATCACATTCAGGATGTAATGCAATATCACGATATCTCCTGATTAAGTCTAATTCACTTCTATCCTTGCCTTCCATGTCAAGGAATTCACTGAAAAATCCACCACCAGCTATATCTTGTGAACCATCATCTGAAGTAGGAAAAGTTGGTTGTCCTTTACTTACCTCAGATGATCTTGTGATATTAAATCCGAATATTTGTGCCATAATATTATTTCTCTAAATAGTTTATACTATTTATCTATCCTTCATTAACTAGCATCGGAGATAATTTGAGCAATATCTTCAAGAGTTGCTATCTTAGAAGATAGTGGTAGACTTTGCTGTCCGCCACCCTTGAAGTCAGTGTAACGCCATGTTACATCAAAAGTTTCAATTTCACTTCTAGTATCCCAACTTAGATCAATTTGACCTATAGAAATAGGCCAACAATTAACCAACTCATATGCTTTAATCGGAGCACCACTTTTAGAATATTGAATGACGCTAAGATCTTTCATATAACCAGATGGGCCTAATTGACCTACATTATCTCTCATACTATTAATCAAATTCATCCATTTTTCAATATCAGTTCGTACTTCAAAATCTTCATCATTCATTATAGTAGTAGTCCATGTTTCAAATGTACGATCTCCAGCAACATAGAGTGTTCTTCCCCTATATTCTATTGGAACTTCATCAATTGCTTGCCCAGGCAATGCAGCAGATTTAACCATAAATCTAGACCTTGAACCTGTTGCATCAGCAGCCTTTGCATCATTGGGAAAATTTAATCTTACTTCAAATTGGTTTGCTCTTGCACCACCATGCTTAAAGTTAGTTACAAATTCTGTAATTGTTCGTGACATATTATCCTCCTACCTCGCTAAATGAAACACCTGTTCTGACAGCCACAAAACTAAGTGAGATAAAGTTAATAGACCTATTTGGTTTCACATAAATTTCTGCAACAAACTCATTTCGATCAATAACTTCAGTTGTGTTATTAGATGCATCACATACAACACTAAAGTCTGTAATACCTCTCCTACCTTGAACATCTCTCAAGAAAGGAGTAATGGTGTTTCTAAACTGTGACCTTGTAAATTCATCGTTAAACTCAAAGAGCTGGAATTTAGCAGACCTTGAAATTGACTTTTTCAATACCAAAAACAATCTTCGTACATTGATACGATCAAATGCACTTGGTTTTGACAATGCTGTTTTGTCACCAAAGAGAACTGTGCCTTCGCCTGGGAATGAAACCACTGGATTAATTCGAGCAGGATAAAGTTCATCTCTTTGTGTTTTTGATGGATTAAATGCTAATTTAACCGCACCACGAATTTGTCCACGATTAAATCCGCCTGGTGAGAACCAAGGGTCGGCCACAAAATCAGTATTTGCACATAATCCTGCAATATCTCCATTTAGTGGTACAAACCTAAATACGTCATTATATCTATCAAACATATACTTATATCCAGAGTCAAATACTGCATAAGATGAACTTGGAATACCTGTTTGATTAAAGAATGCTTTCACATTTGATGTCTGTGTTACAGAAGAAGGAATGCCCACAACATCAGACCTTTGAGGTGAAATAAATGCTACACAGTCTTTTCTACCCTCAACAAAATCAATCATGTTTATTAGATGCTGTTTTGCAGAATCTGTTGCATCAGGTGTTTGACCAGAAATAACTAAATTGACATCTACGATTTCAGAATCTGACATAAGATCATATGCAGCTTTAATTTCACCAACTGTTGCAGAAAAATCATCTGCACCCATTCCATTAACACTGAAATCTCTGTCAATAGATTTACCAGCACTATCAAATGAAATATCACTATTAGATGCTTGTTTTGCAGTACCCCAATCCGTTGCACCAGTAGTAGGATGATCCATCCATCGAATATGCTGAGAAGACCTATTAATTACTGTTGGGTAATAATTAGCACTTCCTTGAGAAGTTTTTGCATTTAAATGTTTAGAAACATATCCATAGCTCTCTATAGAAGAAGCTAATCGTTTTCCAGCAACATTAACTGAATTTCCAGTAATTTCTCCTAGAACATCATATACAACAATATGCATTTCATCATTTGCTGTTAGCATATTTAATGATTTTGCATATTCTGAAGTGCCTGGAGCTGCATTAAACAGATCATAGAATCTCCATCTTCGCCGAACTGCTGTTCCAGAAGAAATATCTGATTTTAATCCTCCACCATTAGGATTATCAAGTTGTCTAACAGTCAGAGCGTTAGATACAATTTCGGTAACTTCATACTCTTGACCATCTATTTCTTGAAGATAAATAATATCTCCTACTTGAAAATTGACTCCTGCTACAACATTTACTACACCATTATCACTACCAGCTGAATCGACAGCATTTGCTCCACTAGTGGTACTTGCTGATTCTTCTTCATATGCAGCTGCACCTTGACAAATAGAAACACCTAATGAATTGCCAATTTTGCCAGAATATTTTGCAGCCCATTCTCCAACACCATTGCTGCCATTTAAATTATTAAATTCATAAGATTCATCATTTGTAATACGAACTCCTCTTCTTACCGTAAAGGTCTTATCGTCAGCTGGAGCTCCGCTTAGAAAAGTAAAACTCGTACCACTTATAGTGTAGGTACTAGGATCTTGTAAAACTCCATCAACTTGTACTTGCAGTAAACTTGCATCTGCTCCTCCGTCACTTGTCATAGTATATGTTGAAGTAGCAGTACTTCCAGTAGTTGCTGGTGAAATACTAGCAGGTGCAGTTGCAACTGATGTTCTGGCTCCCGTTTCTGCTCGAACAACTTTCAAATTATTACCATACTGTAAGAAATTTGCAGCTGAAAACCAAGTTTCAAAATTTGAATTGTTTGGTCTACCAAAAATTTCTATAAGTTGTTTTTCTGATTCAATTGTAGTGACTTGATTCATGGGCCCTTTTGCAAAAGCACCAGCAATCGCACCAATTGAAGTAGCAGTGGCTGGGACAACATTTGTAAGATCAATTTCCTGCGAAAGTACGCCTGGACTTACTTGAAATGCCATCTTTTTTCTCCTTTATTAAATATGTTAAGATATTATGAACTTTTTTTACATTTTCAAATCTTAACATTAGTATTTATAAAAAAAC